GCGGCGTGTGCGAACGTCGTCATCGTCCCGCCAGTATCTGCCCCAGCAGCACGCGGAGCGGCGTGGCTGCCGCCGCCAGTCCGCCCGCGACCACCGCCTCGCCCAGCGCCTCGCGCGTCAGCCAGTCGGGCCGCCTGGCGACGCAGTGCCACAGCAGCGCCACCGTCTCGGCGAGCGACAATCCGCCCGTCGCCGCGCGCTCGACCAGCGCGAACAGCGGCCCCAACTCCCCCTCCGCCGCGACCAGCGACGCGAAGGACGGGCGCAGCACCACCGTCTCGCCTGCGACGCGCAGTTCCGCCTCGCCCCGCACGGGGTTCGCCACCGCACTCACGCCGCCACCACCTGGCCGGAGCTTTCCAGCGACAGGGTGTAGGAACGCTCGCCGTTGAAATCGCCGGCATAGTCCAGCCGCGTCACCAGGAAGCGCCCGGTCATCGTCTCGCCCCCTTCGAAGCTCAGCCGGTAATCGTCGAGCACGCCCGCCAGCGCGTTGCCGCGCAGCCGCGCCTCCGCCGCCGATCCGGTGAACACCCCCGCGCCCGACACGCTGACCGACCGCACACCCGCACCCGACAGCAGCTGCCGCCAGCCGCCCGAATCCTTGTTGGTCACCACCACCGCCTCGCCGTTGACCGACAGCTGCGTCGTCCGCAGCCCCGCCACCGTCGCGAACGCCGGCGGGCTCGCGCCGTCGCCCACCTTCAGCAGGAATGCGCTGCCCTTCTCGATCATCTGCCCGTCTCCCCCATCCTGACCATGAACTCCGCGGTGCCCGTCCGCCGCTCGCCCGACCGCGCCACCCGGCTGCGCAGGAAGCGCAGCTGCACCAGCCGCCATCCCGCCCCCAGTTCCGCCGGCATCCCCGGCAGCGCGTCCTCCACCGCCGCCAGCAGCGTGCGGAGCCGCACCGGCCGCTCGCCGCCGTCGACCACGCTCACCGCCAGCCGCCCCTCGGCGCCGCGCCAGTCCTTGGTGCTCCAGTCCGCCAGCACCGGCTCCTCGACCAGCAGGTGCGGCAGCGCGGCCCGCACCGGCGGTGCGTCGAACACCGTCGCCTCGCGCAGCGCCGGCTCCGCCCGCAGCCGTGCGACAACGCCCGCGATCAGCCGCGCCCTCATCGCAGCGCCCCCGCGATCCAGCGCCACGCCGATCGCCGCCCGCGCAGCACCAGCTCGTCGCCGCGTTCCTCGACCGGCAGCACCGCGACCAGCCGCGCCCGCACCCGCGCCACCGCGCGTGCGGCGATCCGCTCCACCGCGGTCATGCCCCGATCCCCAGCCGACGGTACGGCCGCCACAGCGCCGCCACCGCCGCAGGGAGCGCGGCATCGCCGCCGCGTCGCTCCCACAGATGCACCGCCAGCATCACCACGCCGTGCGCCACCGGCCCCGGCACCGCCCCCCAGCGTGCCGCCTGCCCGGCGACGTAGCGCACCGTCGCGGTCGCCCCCGCAGGCAGTATCACCCGCCCGCGCCCGGCCGCATCGATGTCGATCGCCTGCTGCGCCAGCGGAGTGCCCGCCACCTCGGTGATCGCGGTCACCGGCCGCTGGCGCAGCACCTGCCAGCCGCCCGTGCCGGTCAGCACCTCCTCGCACGGCCGCGCCACCAGCGCCTGCCCGCACCAGATCTCCGCCGCCTCCAGCGCGGTGCGGACGAGGCCGGTCAGCACCGCATCCTCGCCATGCCCCTCCAGCCGCAACATTCCCCGCGCCGCCGCGACCGCCCCCGCGATCACCGGCGCGGGCACCCCCGTCCCGTCCATGCCCGTCTCCCCCCGTGACCACCGGAAAGCCCCTCCCCCGAAGGGGAGGGGTTCCGATGCTCCTCAGTTCGCCGCGAACTTCAGCAGCTTGATCGCCTCCGCGTTCATCACGCAGCCGCCGATCCGCTTGGTCGCGTAGAAGCCGACGAACGGCTTGTTCGAATAGGGGTCGCGCAGGATCGCGGTCTCGCTGCGTTCCGCGATCAGGTAGCCGGCGTGGAAATTGCCGAATGCCACCGACAGCGTGCCTGCGCCGATCTCGGGCATCTCCTCCGCCTCGACCACCGGATAGCCGAGCAGCGTCGCCGGCTGCGCCGCGCTCAGCGACGGCTGCCACAGGAACGCGCCGTCACTGGTCTTGAACTTGCGGATACGCGCCAGCGTGGCGGCACTCATCACGAAGCACGCCCCCTGTCGGTACGGCGCGCGCAGCGCATGGACCAGCTCGATCAGCCGCTCCGCCCCGCCCGTGCCGAACTCGCCCGCCGTGCCGGTCACCAGATGCTGGATCGTCCCGAACGCACGCGTCGCATCCGGGGCGGTGCCGGTCGGTCCGGTCAGGAAGCCCCGGGGCTGGTTCACGCCGGTGCCGTTCACGAACGCCGCCCCTTCGGCCCGGCCGAACTCGGTCGCGATCTCGCTCGCCAGCCATGCCTCCACGTCGAACGCGGCATCGTCCAGCATGGCTTGGCTGGCACTGGGATTGGCATACAGCTCGCCCGACGGCGGCACGATCTCCTGGAACACCGGGCTCGCCGTGCCCGGCCGCGCCGCCGCCTCCGCCGCCCAGCCGGACGGCGTGCCCCCCGTCGTCACCAGCTTGCGATAGCCGGCGGACCCCACCTTCACCACCTGCGCGATGCCGCGGATGGGCGAGGTCGCGACCAGCGCGCGGTCGATCGCCGCATCGATCTCGCGCGGCACCGCATAGCCGCCGGCATCTCCGCTCACGCCGGTGAACGCCTTCATCTCGATCGTCGCCCCCGTCCGCACGAACCCCGCGAACGCCGCACCCGTCTCCTGCACCCGCGCGCCATCCAGCGCCGGCCTGTCGATCACGTCCGTCATCATCTTTCCCCCTTGGATGAAACCCTAGAAAATCCGCGTGATGCGCGCGTGCGGCTGCATCGGCACCGCCACCAGGCTCACCTCGACCAGCGCGACGCGCAGCAGTTCGCGCCGCGCCCCCTGCCGCACCGCCAGCGGCCGGTATCCGACCGACAGCCCCGCCACCGCCCCGCGCCGCACCAGCAGCGCCAGGTCGGGATCGTCGACCCGCGCCACGACGTGGAGCCCGGTGCCATCCTCGCCGATCGCCTCGATCGCCCCCACCGGCGCGCCGCGATGCGCCAGCAGCAGCGGCACGGGCGCGAGCATCCCCTGCCCGTCGGGGCCGAACGCGCCCGCCCGGATCACGTCGCCCGCCCGGTCCACCCGGTCGAACAGCGCGGCGTGCCCCTCGAACCGCACCGTCATTCCAGCCACGCCGCAAAGCCCAGCCGCATCGCAAGCCCCGCCAGCAGCAGCGCCATCACCAGCCGCATCGCCCAGCCCATCGCCGCCTTCCACGCCGATTTCTTGGCGTCGCGCCACGCCCCCAGCAGCTCGCGCAGCTCAGCCAGGTCGGCGCGCGCCCGCTCGTCGGCCAGTCCCAGCCGGGTCAGCGCCCGCGTCGCGCCCAGCTCGCCCGCCTCCTCCACGATCGCACGCAGCGACAGCAGGTCCCCGCCCTCGCGCGTCGCCTGCGCCATCAGTTCGGCCAGTACCGCTCCCGTCATGTCGCCCTCCCTCATGCGAGCCCCAGCAGCGCCCGCTTCTCGTCGCCCGTCAGGAAATCGGCCCCCGCCACCGCGCGCCACTGCGTCTCGCGGTCCTCCGCCAGTGCCGGCACCCGGTCCATGTCGACCGCCAGCCGCGCCTCGTCGAACCACCCAGCCAGCCCCTGGGCCAGCCCGTCGAGGATCGTCGCGGCCAGCGGCAGCACCGCCAGCCGCCACAGCGCGCGGTTCGCCTCGCGATAGTTGGCGTGGGTCGAATCCCCTGCGAGCCCCAGCAGCATCGGCGGCACCCCGAACGCCAGCGCGATCTCGCGCGCCGCCGCCGCCTTGGTCCCGGCGAAATCCATCTCGGCGGGCGACAGGCTCAGCGACTGCCAGCGCAGGCCGCCCTCCAGCAGCATCGGCCGCCCCGCGTGCGCGGCGCCGCTGAACGCATCCATCTCCGCCTTCAGCCGGTCATACTGTTCCGCCGACAGCGCGCTGCCGTCGCCCGGCTCGTACACCAGCGCGCCCGACGGCCGCGCCGCGTTGTCGAGCAGCGCCTTGGCCCAGCGGGTGGCGGCATTGTGGATCGCCACCGCCCCCGCCGCCGCGCCCAGGCACCCCTGCCCGTAATGGTCGTCGAGCGGGTTGAACCGCTTCAGGTGGACGACATGCGGCCGCACCGGGTCCGCCGACAGCCGTGCCGTCCGCTCGCCCACCCGGTACCGGTACGCCGCCGGCCAGCCGCCCGCATCCGTCTCCACCGCCACCCGTTCGGGGCGCAGCGCATAGAGTTCCGCCGCGCCCCCCTCGGCATCGCGCAGGATCTGCACATAGGCGTTGCCGTGCAGCAGCAGCTGCGCCGCCACCGTCTCCAGCAGGTCCTGCCCGCCCGATCGTGCCGTCACCAGCGCGACCAGGCCGGCGTCCGATCCGGTCAGCGGCGCCGCGCCGACGCCCTCCGCCACCAGCCGCACCGCGCGCTGCGCCACGGCATTGCCGGCATAGGCGTCGCGCAGCTGCGCCTCGTAACTGCGCGGCCACTCCCCCATGATCGGCACCCCCGACCGCGAGACGGACCCCGATAACGCCGGACGCGACTCCCCGCGCCCGGCCTTGCGACCGAACAATTTCATGACCCGTCCTTTCGAAATCCTCCCCCCTTCCCTTGTCCGGGAAGGGGAGCCGCAAGCGTCAGATTCCCCGCACCGATGCCACCGCCCGCGGCTGGTCCATCAGCGCGGTCGCCGCCCAGACCAGCGCATCCGCGCGGTCGGGCGATCGTCCCGGCCCGTCATAACCCGCCGGGCTCAACCCGCAGAGCTCGTCCTCCAGCTCGGGCCATTGCCCGCAATGCCGGATGCGCCCCGACGGATATTGCGCCGATACCGGCTCCGCCCGTGCGCCCTTGCTCGCCTTCGCGACCGTCAGCGCCACCGGCATGTCGGGCCAGGCGGCGCGCAGCACGCTTTCCACCATGGCGCCGCCCTGGTTCGATTCCGCCACCACCCGGTCGGCCCCGTACTTCGCAGCACATGCCGTCACCGCCCGCGCCCAGCCCTCCGGCGTCGCGCCGCGCACGCTGGCATCCTCCAGCACGTAGCTGACACCCTCCGCGCACCGGCCCACCGCCACGATCCCGCAGGCATCGCCCTTCGTCCCCGCCGGCGGGTCGACCCCGATCACCACCCGCACCAGCGGCGGCGGCGCCACCACGCGGTGCAGGTCGAGCAGATCGCGCGTCCAGAACGCGTCCGCCACATCCTCCACCATCTCGCCCTCCAGTTCCTGCCGCCCCAGCCGCGTGCCCGCATATTGATCGCGGAACGTCGCCTGTACCTGATCGGACAGGTGCAGATTGTCGCGTGTCCGCCCCCGCGTCTCGATCAGTCCCGGCATCGCCATGATCCGGCGCATCAGCCGCGTCGGGCGCGGCGTCGTCGTCACCACCGCCTGCGGGCAGTCGCCGATCCTGAGGCCGAGCATCAGATTGTCCCATGTCGCCTCCGCATGTCGCCATTTCGCCAGTTCGTCGCACCAGGCGACGTCGTGTTCCGGCCCGCGCAGCTTTTCCGGCGCCTCCGCCGAATAGACGAAGGCCCTCGCCCCGGAATCGAAGGTGAACTCGCCGGTGCCGCTGCGCCATTCATGGCGCTCGCCATGCCGGCACAGCGCGATCAGCCCGCTCGCCCCCTCCACCATCACCGCGCGCACCTCGTCCATCGTCGCGCCGACCAGCGCGATCCGCGCCCCTGGCCGCGCGCGCGCCACCGTGCTCACCCATTCCGCCCCCGCCCGCGTCTTGCCGAAGCCGCGCCCCGCCCGGATCAGCCACACCGTCCAGTCGTCGCTGCCCGGCAGCTGCCCGTCATGCGCCCAGAGCGACCAGTTGTCGTCGAGCACCCGCCGTTCGTGCTCGCTCAGATACCTGATGGCGGCCGGCCATTCCTCGCGCGGGCGTGCCGCCATATGCGCGGTCAGCACGCGCAGCATCTCCTCGTCCATGCCTCATGCCCCCTTCCCCCGCCGCCGCCGGTCGAGCGCGTCCAGCTTGCGCAGCAGCGACCGTTCCACCGTCTCGATCGCGACCTGCCGCCCGCGGATGCCGGCGGGCGCGGCCTTCCCCCGCGCCTCGCGCCGTGCCAGCATTTCCAGCACCAGCTTGCGGTCGACCCCCTCGGCCAGCGGCTCGCCGAGCGCGGCGGCCAGCAGCATCGCCTCGACCTGCCGGCAGCCCTCGTCCAGCGCCGCATCCCAGGCGGTGCGGAAAGCCTCGTCCCGCATCCGCAACCGATAGAGGCAGCGGGTGCCCATCCCGGCCTCGCGCGCCGCGCGGGTGACGTTCGCCGTCATCCCCAGCACTTCCAGAAAGCGCTGCCGCACCGCCCTGCCCGGCGACCGTCCGGTCGCCGCCCCCGTTTCCCCACCCATGCACCCGCTCCCCCGAGCCATCGCGGCGGCGTCGCCGGCGACGAGGCCCCCCGCCCCGCCGCCGACCACCTGCCTCGATGTTCCTGTTATGTACCGAATAGCATGGCGAATGTCAAGCGAATTGTACCGATTTGGTTATCCTGTGGCCAAATCCCGTCGGATGCCAGGGTCCACCGTGCCGCATCATCCGCCGTCGTGCGAGCGCACGGCCCGATGAAGGGGCATGCCCGGCTTACAGCGTGTCGCAGGCCTCCGCGATCGCCGCATAGATCGCATCGAGATCGTCTTCCCCGATGCAATAGGGCGGCATCACATACACGGTGTTGCCCAGCGGCCTGAGCAGCAGGTCGCGCTCGCGGAAGAACGCCAGCAGCCGCGGCCCCAGCGCCGCGAGATATCCCCCCTCTTCGGCACCGCCCCCACCCGCGATCTCCAGTGCCGCGATCGTCCCCAGCGTCCGCACGCCGGTGATGCGCGGGTGGTCCGCCAGCGCCGCCGCCCGTGTCGCCTGCCGCGCCGCCAGCGTCGCGATCCGGTCACGGACCGGCTCCTCGCGCCAGACGCCCAGATTCGCGACCGCCGCCGCGCAGGCCAGCGGGTTGGCGGTGTAGCTCGACGAATGGAAGAACATCCGCGCCCGGTCCGTGCCGTAATGCGCGTCCCACACCGCCTCGCTCGCCATCGTCACCGCCAGTGGCACCGCACCCCCCGTCAACCCCTTGGACAGGCACAAGATGTCGGGCACGATCCCCGCCTGCTCGCCCGCCAGCAGCGTTCCCGTCCGGCCCCAGCCGGTCATCACCTCGTCGCTGATGAACAGCACGCCCGCGTCCGCGCAGATGCTCCGCATCGCCGCCAGCACCGCGGGCGGATACATCAGCATCCCGCCCGCCCCCAGCACCAGCGGCTCGACGATGAAGGCGGCGGCATCTGGCCCGGCACAGGCCCGCGCCAGCGCGTCGAGCGTCGCCTGCTCGGCTCCGGCATGGGGAAACGGGATCGTCGCCACGTCGAACAGCAGCGGCGCATAGGCGCGGTTGAACACCCCGCGCTGCCCCACCGACATCGCGCCGATCGTGTCGCCGTGATAGCCATGTTCCAGCACCA